AAACTATCTTCTGTTACTTTTTCATTCACTAAATTATCCAAATATTCAAATCTCATGATTACACATGATAATGCTCGACGCATTGCTTCTTTTTCTGACATTTGTTGCTTAGATTCATATCCCAATATAAATGTATTTTCTTCAACTTGATCATATGCACATGCAGCAACTGGTTCATAAATAGCAGGAATATCAAACTTTTCTTCCAAATTTAATCCTAATTCTGCTTTACATGTACATTCAAATTCTTCATCATCATGTAATTTTACTAATAATAATGGTCTAGGATACGGTGATTTAATTTCTTTACCTTCGTAATAAAATTTTGCCATATCTGTAGTAACTGCTACTGTTTTACCTGTTTTATTTTTATATGATACATACATTGTTAAAAAATTATCTTCTATATTTTCACCATCATATAGTTGTAAAAACTTTTTAACCGATTCTTCATCGTTTTTTACATACATAATCGGCATATTCGAAAATCTTTCTCTAATTTGATCATTGTTAATAATACTACTATTCTTTTTAATTGTAATATTTTTTGATGGAAATGCATATATTGGGATATATGTTTTTAATATTCTTCGTAACATATTTGCATATTGAAAAGTAATATTCTCTAATTTAATTTTAATATTAGAATTACTATAATCGTCTTTGCATTTATTTAATTCTACTATAGTAGCCTTGAGTTTTGTTAACTTCTCCATTCTTATAATAATATTAATTTATTTTTATATATATTAATATTATCAATTTTCTTCTTACACCCAGAAATAATCAACTAATTTATTTGTCCATTCATTCAATAATTTGGTATCTGTTTCAAATACCCTAATTTCTTGACTTAATTTCCATACTTCTGATGCTGTCATCTTGTATTTTAACATCTTTCGTACTTCATTAATATTAATTGGCTTCATTTTATGAATACCCTTCATCTTACCTAATGTATAAAAAATTAAATTATATGTCTTATTCTTTCTAAATGTAGAATCAAATAACTCTTCATTACGATGCACCATATTATTATTGTTAAATTTAAAATAAATATCCAATAGTCTTTGTGCTACATATGTAAACATACATGATAATAATCCAATTGTATCTATATTTACTTCTAAATCTACATTCGTTTTATCTACTGTATATACCATTTGATTATTTTTAGTTACATATTCTACTAATAAATCTTTCTGATACAAATGAATATACAATTCTTGCTTTGTCTTGTATCCTGGATTTAATTTAAGTAAATCACTGTATCCAGGATGCAATACCTTACATAAATGTCCTGCATGTTCAAATATAAATCCTTCCATCTTTAATGTCTTATCCTCTAATTTATCTTTAATCGTTTCTGCTGATAATAATTCATTCTTTACAATACGTCCAATATTATTTTCAGTATACGAGTAATTATTGTTACTATCACGTGTAAAGAGTAAAAATAACTTGGCATATTTTTCTCCAAATCGCTCCAAATATGACATGTTAAAACAACTTTGCCAATGCACTAATTCAAAATAATATTTATTATCTTTATTCATTTGATTTTCTAATTCTGATTTTGAACTACCTAATACAGTAAGACATTCTTCAAACATTTGTCCATGTGATAATTCAGATTTCTTGCCATAAATAAATTGGTGAGTGTTATACATGCTAATATTTCGACGTGTTGCGTAATACCATTTATCGTTGTGAAAAAATACTGAAATTAAAGTTCCTTCATGGGATTCTGAAAATTTTGTCTCAGGTGTAAAAAATGGATTGGCTTCATCATATGTCAAATATTGTAAATTAGAATGAGAAAAACATACAACTTTACCTGTATCTAATTGTAATACAATACTACGACATGCATTGTAAATATCCCAACGTGTATATTCTTGAGATGATTCCGTAAAGATTTGAACTAAATTATCTTCAGGATACTTTTTAAAATGAATACGGAGGTTAGATGATTTACCCACCATATTTGAATATATAAATTCAATTAATTCTTCCACTACAAATGGAACATTATTATTTTGATTGTTAGCGATATAATTATTGATTACTTCCATTTTGATTTATTCTATTTATATATAATCTCGATATTCCTTTATAACAATAAATTCTAAGGAATTTATCTCGCTACGCTCAGTTCGCTAAAGCTCACCGTAAATGATATCCGTAACTGTGAGTGAAACGAACCGAGCTTGCGAGATAAATTTGTAAAAATTTATTGTTATTTTTTCATTATTGATAGTATAGAGAATAATCATGTTTATAAATGAAATAGATAAATATATCGAATTACAATTTACTTTAGTTAAATCATACCTTGATGAGCACAAGTATTCAAAAAAAGTTAAAGATACTGGATCTTTTATAGATTATTATCAAAAAATTATTAATCAAATAGACTATTCCAAAATTCTTAAAAATATCAAAGACGATAAGAATATAGTTAAAATTAGAAATATTATCGAGAAATATATATTATTTTACTTATTATTAAATCTATGCATTAAAGAAGATAATTTATATGATGAAGACGAAAAATTATTTGTTGAAAAACTATTTAATGTCTCTAATAGTTTACCTATTATTGATAGTGTTGCTATTGGTGATTTAGTTGAAATTTATCAATCATATTATATCTGTTTAACCTTACTAAAATTCTTAAAAGAAAAGAAAGAATTAACTATTAATGAAACAAATAAAGAAATTATTGAATTATTTAACAATATTGGTATTGATACAGTTCAAAAATACTTTGATTTGAAACAAAATGGATTACATAATATTTTATTAACTTTACTTGTAACTAAAATATATGCTAAAACTGATAAAATAGAAATTGCTAGAATTAATGAAGAAAATGAACTTGTTAATGCTGATTATAAATATATTGATATAGTTGAAGCTAGAATTCAAGATATTGATTTTGCTTCTATGGAAATGTTATTTGATATCGAAAGCCGTAAAATTGGTTATCCTGAAGATTACTACAATTTAATTCAAGAAAATAAATTAATTATGTTAGGTGATGTTGAAGAAAATTTAAATCCTGAATATGCAATTCAATCAAATTTAGTCTCAAATGACAGAAAAATTGGATATCTATTTCATAAAAAATTATTAATTCCTATTACTGATGAAATTTTACGTTATCATGTTAAAGAAGCTAAATATGAATCACAACAAGGTGGTGATAAAAAAGAAAATACTAGAACTAATGATACAAAATTAAATTATATTGTAACTAAAATAAATAATGTTATTGAAAGTGCTAGAAATCCTGCTAGTAAAAAATTATATTATCAACCATTATTCTATCGTCAAGCAGTACCTTATAATGATATTGAAGAAATGAAAATATTAAAAAAATTCTCTGATATTGGTCGTGTTAATGCTGAAAATGTTTCAAGTTTTAATGATTTATTATCTTTTAGAATTTACAATTATATTAATTATCAAGATTTTGCACATTTTGGATTCTTTCATAAACATAATTATACTACTGATGCATTAAGATATACTAATTTTAGATTTAGAAAACATTCAAACAATACAATTAAAAATAAAAATGATATGCAATGGAGAGTTATTACACATGATAATTTTAGAATAAATCCTCAACATAATTTTAATAGTGCAATTGTTGGTGTAGCCTTTCCAAAATATGTTAATTTTTTACCTTATGATATTAGATGCTTAAAAATTAGTAATTCTATTAATGTCAGACGATATAATTTAAATGGATATAATATTACAAAAGATTTATTATCAAAATTAATTGTTGAAAATAAAATTTTTAACAGAACACCATTTTGGATATTTGATGCTAAAACTGATAAATTTACTCAAGAAACATATGATGATATTAATAATTCAAATCAACAAATATTCTTTAAAAAATTAATTGCTAACGTTTATAATGTTATTGAAGATTTAACACAACAAAGAATTTTAAAAGAATTTGAAAGTAATGCTCCTCTTACTTTATATCAATCTAATCAAATTTTAGATATTATAACCAGTCGATTAGTTCCAATACCAATTTATTCTGAAAAAATGGCTAATATTAATTTTGCACGATATTATACTTATTTACCACAACGTTTAAACATTGTAGATATTAAAGAAATTACATTCACTAACAAAGAGTTAGAAAAATTACCTGTTTACAAACCACCTAAAAATTTAAAAGTAAATGTTATTAGTATTGAAAAGAAATCATCAAATCAAATTGATATATTTGAAGATGCAACATGTCAACATACCATTACATTAAATTATATTAAAAGAACCAGAGAAAGAGACCCTACATTATTCACCAAACAATTAAATGACTTTTTTAAACAATATGTTGTTGATAAAATTAATAATAATTATATTTGTAATAGTTGTTCACAATTTATTGATATTGATAAATATATATCTGAATTCGGTGATTTAATTAAAATTAATGCAGAATCTCGTATACCTTTAGAAGAACAAAGACGTTATGAAAAATTTGGTAAAGCAATTAATGCTCTTGATAAAATCATTGAACGAATGGGTTCTATTTTTAATTTAGGTGAATACATGGGTAATACTCCTCCCAGTATCTTAAAACGTAGAGAAACAATTCGTAATTTATTAGATATACTTCTATCTTCTCAAGATATTCGTTCTAAAAATCCTACTGATTTTGATAAAGATGTAAAAATATTAGAAGATGTAGTCGGTGCTAAATACAGTGAATATTTTGCTTTCCCTGTTGAAAACGATATTTTTGTATATTCTAGTAGAGATACTGATAAATTTAAAAGAAGTAAATATAATACTATCTTAACCCATATTGCTGTATTAATGATTTTAGATATTAGTATTGGTAGTATTAAATTTTTCAATACAGATAAATTAATTAACATTACTATTTTTGATAAATATGGTCTTACTACACTTGATAATCTTAAATTGCGTATTAATACTGCTAATGATTTAGTTTATTTAGGTAATTATTTATTATTAGGTTATGTAATTTATTATATGTCATCTATGATGATTCGTATGAAAGTTTATGAAACTGAAGATCCTAATATTGATGTTAAGAAAACTATACCTCCTTTAGATAGATTACGTATTATGCATTCAATTGTTCATTTACTAGCAATTATTATAGATAGAAAAAATAAAACTTCTGATTATTTGTATGAAATTCTTGCAAATAACTATTTTATTAAATTATCAAATGTATTTAATACTAATTCACCAGATAATTTTAATGCATCTTTGAATGAGATTCGTTATCTAAGTCAAAAGAAAATAGATAATACACCTACTAAAAAATTAAATACTAAAAAACAAATTTATTATGAAATTAAAGGTGTATTAGTTCCATATGTTCCTTTCAAATCTGAATTTATTACTGAAACATTAAATTTAAATTATTATCCAAATAAAAAAGTTATTGATAATTTTAAAATTTCTGAAAATGAAATGGATGAAATTGTTAAAAGAAATTTATTAAAAATGTACAAAAGAGAAACATCATTATTAAAATTAAATATTGATGCAACTAAATTAGAAAAATATGATTTAAAACAAGTCCTTGAAGTTCGTCAAAAATATATTAATATGGTTCTTGATAACATTGAAAAACAACGAAAAGAATTAAATATTAATAAAATAAGAATAGAAAAGACAATTAGTAAACTTGCTAAAATATCTGAACAATTAGAAACTAGTTTATTACCTTTTGATGAATTATTAAATTTATTTATTGATAAAATGGAAAAATATATTGGTGATAATCAAACAATATTCAAAGAAGATTATTATTTACGTAAATCTGTTTTTATTATTAATCATGATATTTATGGTATAGGTATTAAACCATTTAAAATAGATAAAATTACTATTAAATATAACGATTCAGTTACTAAATCAGATGTAATTATATATAGAGAAAAAAGCACTGAAAGATATTATGATATATATAGTTTAGCATATCTTGGATACAAAGATAACAATACAGATTTTGTAAAAGTTAAAAATCATCAATATTTAGTAATTAAACATTCATTGATGGATAAAATTAAATATATTGGATTATATAATAGATACATTAATATTTTACCATTAGAACAACAAGCTAATTATAAATTTAAATATCGTGGTAATGTTATTTATGATGATAATGAATTAATACATAAAATAATTGTAAATAAAACAAATCAAGATAAGATATTAATCGAAAAATTTCAAAGAATTATATTTTCAATTAGAAATAAAAAAGAAATAAAAGAGAATAAAGAAGAAAAAATAGTTTTAACTAAAGAACAATTAATAATTAATGAATTTTTACCTAGATTACAATCATTAAAAGTATTAAGTCCTGATTTTACTCTATTTTTACAAAGTTGGAAAAAAATCTGTTTTGGTTTTACTGTTAAACCATTAAAAGAAATTAAAATAAAAGATAATTACATTAATTCTGATGATATTAATGAAAATAATAATTATAATGTATTGATTCGTTATTTATTAGTACAATTAATTAATTTGATTGAAATGAATAATGATAAGGTTAATATTAATTTATGTAGCTTAATTGCTATTATATTTGATAATATGTGGGAAGAATATGAAGTTAAAAATAATTATGAAATTAATAAATTTTTATTATTACTATATACCGGTGTAGAAGACTATTTAATTAGTTTATCTGGTGTAGCTGATGTTGTAGGTGAAGATCCTGTAACATCTGAAGATATTGCAAATATGACTGATGAACAAAAAGAAAAATTATCAGAACAAGCTGAAGATGATAAAGAAAGAGAAGATGCTATTGATTATGAACCACCTGATCCTGAAGATTTAGATATGGGTGAACAAGAATTAATTATGGATGATAGAGAAAATGAATAATTATTATAGTTTTGATTTAAAGCAATATTTAAATAAAAACATATAAAATGTCTGACACGAAAGATTACTTATATGAAGATCCTGCTGTACCTAATCAAAAATATGTATGTATTAGTATTTTAACTCCTAAAAATTTTAAAGATTCTAAAACTACAATGAGCACACTTAAAGTTCGTGGTTGCTATGAATCATTTGAAGAAGCATCTAAACGTGGTGAATTTTTAAGAAATATTGACCCTCATATTAATGTTTACGTTGGTGAAGTTGGTAAATGGTTACCATTTGATGATGACCCAGAAAAGGCCAAACAACAAGAATACCAAAACAAACAACTTAATGCCATGATGAAAGGTTACTTAGAAAACCAAGAAAGAGCCAAGGAATTCCATGAACAACGCAAGAACGAATTAATTCTCAAGACACTCAAAGAAAATGAAGAAAAGGAAAAGAGACGTGCAGCTAGAGATGAACGTCGCAAGAAAGGTGAAGTTGTAGATGATGATGCGGAAGAATCTGTATTCCAGCGTGAATTAAGAGAAAGAGAGAAGAAGGGTATGACAGTTGAAATGTTAGAAGATGATGATGAATCTAATAAAAATAAGGTTAAGGCAGAAGAGAAGAATCAAGTCTTTGACGAAAAGGAAAAAGATATTAAAGCTAAAGAAGAAGAAGTCAAAGAAGAAAAGACTAAATTACAACAAACACAAGAAGAATATAATAAATACAGAAACAAAACTGAACATATTCGTAAAGAACTTGATGAAGCCAGAGAAACATTCAATGCATTATTAGCAGCTGGTACAAAAGATCCTAAAGGAAAATAAATATAATTTATAATAAAAAATTATTATTATAAGTTATGATTAGTCAAACATTATTAATTATTGGTATTATTTTAATTACTATGGGATTTGCAAGAATGTATTATACTCGTGATAATTCTAAAGTAATTTATCGTTATATCCCACGTACTTTCAATGAAGATCAAGATAATCCTCCTGCATTAGGTGATATATATGGTACAATGTTTTATGGTATTGAACCGAGAGAAGGTGTTTATTATGAAGAAATTATTAGAAAGGCTAGACAAACGAATTAAACTTCATGAAACTGTGTTTCATTCCGTCTCGTTTCACTCGTTTTTATGCTACTCGCATAAAATTCGCTAACGCTCAGTTAACTGCGTTAACATTAATGATTTTTCAATTTAATTTAAAAAATTATTAATATAATTTTTTAATCCTTAAATGTTTGCTTTAGCAAACTGAGCGTTAGCGAATTTTACACGATTAGTGTAAAAACGAACGTAGTGAGACGTAGCGAAGCGAAGTTTAATGAGTTTTTATTTTATTTACAACAAAGTTTGCTGTTTTTTTAGGTTGACATAATTCATTAATATCAAATAAATTTTTCTTTTTACTATCTTCTTCTTGATAATTTTCACGATGAAATTGAATAAATTTACTACTACCAATAGGAAAAGATTCTTTTACTTTTGCTTTATACCAAAATACTCTTTCATTCAAATCTCTTAAATTACTACTATTATCTAATATCATTGTACCATAATTATCAGTTAATTGATTAAATAATGTATCAAATATTTCAAATCTTGGAAAAATACCTGCATAATGTTCAAATAATTTTCTCCTATTTGAAAAATTATCCTCTGCTAACATACACACAAAGTTAAATTGTGAACGTAATTCTGGTGGAATTGCCATACTATATTGTAATGCTAAAACAAACGTTATACCATAATGTCGACCTTCACAAAGAATACTAATTAAGCTTGGATCTTGAATCCATTCATGTTTTTTACTTTGTAAATCATCCATAATCAATATAATTCGATTATCTAATAATGTTTTACCTTTTTTATGTCTTTCAATATTCTTTTTCATAATTCTTTCTTGTCTATCTAATAATCTTGCTAATATTTCTGGATGATAAGTATGATGTATAAATGAAGATGGAAATACAGAATCATAAAATTTATTAATTCTATCTGTTGGTGCAATAATAACACCACATGGAATATCACTCATTACTGATAATATATCTCTAATTACCCAACTTTTACCTGAACCAGATTTTGCAATTATACAAATTCTTGGATTTAAAAATTTACCATCTTTTGAAAATCTTAATTTATTCATATCAAAATCCTTTATAGGCACTATTTTACCACCAACTGATATTTCTTTCATAATATCAGTTGCTATATTTTTTTATTAAAAATTACCAATATCAGTAAAAATTTCTTGATTACCCACATTTTGTTCCATTGTAATGTAATATAAAGAACCAAACAAAATTACAAATACAATTAAACTTCTTCTATTTAATGAAGCTGTTTTTCTAGCATTTATATAGCAATCTAAACGTTCTAATATATAATATATACTAGTACCAACTAGAGCTAAAATAAGAGGTTGCTTTAAATATTTTAAATATTCTTCCATATTATACATTTAGATGTGAAAAATATTTATACTTATTATCCTTATTGCTCATTTTATTTTGATTTTTTGTTTCTGATTCATTTAAAGGTGATAATGCATTAATATTGCTATATTCTTCTATAACGTTATTTACTCCTGGTTCATAATATACAGATGATTCTGACATTGTATGATTTCTAGTATTTTTATTTCCTCCTGCCATATTCATTACTACTTTATTTAAATTTGATTGTGATTGTGGTTTCATTAAATTACCACTAGGACTTATTGCAATTTTTTCCATCTTTTCATGATCGGTTGCTTGTTGATTCAAAATAGAATCTCTTAATGTTTTTTCTGACTTTTCTGAAAAATTAATGATTTTTTTATTATCTTTTAACAATGAATTATGTTTAAATTCATCTGACTTTACTGATGATGCTAATACTTGCTCTAATGGTCTAGGTGATGATGGTGTAATATCTAATCTTCTTTTTTCTGATGCTAACATATTTTTAATTTGATTACTTTCTGATTTTAAATCAGTTGCTACATTACCACCATTTTGATTATTTTTTCCTAAATATGTTTTAATTGTGATTTGTAATGGAACCATCTTTCTAATTGCATTCTTAATACAATCTTGAATTATTTTAAATATTTCAGATTGATTTCTTTTAATATCTAATGCTGATTCACGATGAGAAAATAAGAAAGGTGTATTATAAAATGTTCTTGCACACTCAATATATACTAAATGAATAAAATTTTTAAAATCATCTTGAATATTTAATTCTTTTAATAGTTTATCATCATATTCAATATTAGTATTTGTTAATACAACAATATTTGCTTTAATAACTGCTTTTAATAAGTCTTCAATTGTTTTACCTAAATTATTTAATCTTATAATTCTTTGATATTCTGTATCTATAATATTTGGATTCCATTTTGGAACATCTGATAACATTATTTGAAATATTTTTAGTTCATCATTACCTTTTGATGCTTTTTTTGCTTCCTCGTATATATTTTGAATACCTTCATAAGTTAACGGATAAAGCGAATTCACTAAATGTATAGTATATTCCTGTTTTGTTTCTATTAAAAAATTCATATTTTATACCATCAAAAAAAACTACACGTTATTGCGTAAATAAACTTCGCTTCGCTGCGTCTCACTTTGTTCGTTTTTACTTCGTAAAATTTGACTATCGTCAAAGTTCGCTATGCTCACACTAGATGTTATTCTAATAATTTAAAAATATGTATTAATAAATTTTTAAATCCTTAATTGTTTGCTTTAGCAAACTGAGCGTTAGCGAATTTTATGCGAGTAGCATAAAACGAACAAAGTGAGAGGAGCTAAGCGAGTTTAAATACCCATTGTTACTGCATTAAAATCATAGTTATTACCACCACGTGAGTTCAAGTAATTTAATTCTTTGTGTGTTAAACATCTACAACCTTCTTCATTATCACCATCACCTAAATGACTGATATTAGATGAGTAATATGCTTTGTTTAAGTTAGGATCTGGTGTTTCACCTGATGCAGGAAAGAAAATGTTACCACAGCATGCTTTGCTGTAAATTGGTTCA